ACCTACGTTACCCCCATTGGCAAAAGTTACTCTTGTACCTGCGCTTGTACCACCATAGTAAAAAAACAAATCATTTGACGATAATCCAACAGACCAAGCCTGACCACTTGTTTGTTTTAGTATTAATTTGCCATAGCCACTTGGTGCTTCACTTGTAATTCCATAGTTAGTTGCATCTCCTAATACATATAGTTTTGATGTACCCGGAGCGGTAGTACCTATACCTACATTCCCACTTGCAGTAATCCTCATTCGCTCGGATATAGTACCAGAAGTTACTGCAGTTCTAAATGCTATAAACGCATTATTATTTGCCCCACTATCAAAAAACATTTGACCGGGGAAATTTGCAGATGATACAGAAAACATCTGAAAACCTGCTCCTAATGGAGTACTGGTTAATGTACTATCTGCTGCATATATTCTAATCCCTTTTGTATTTGTACCTGAAAGCCTAATATCAGCAGGAGCATCAGGTCCTGTACTTGCAGTAGATAATGCGATAACAGGTGTACCTGCAGTTGTTGTATTTGTATTATGAAATACTGCAACATTATCTGTTCCTGTTACATTAGCAGATGCACTCAATGTTCCATTAACATCAAGTAGAAAGGTAGGGCTATTTGTTCCGATACCTACGTTAGTACCATTATCGAATACTAAACTATTACCTATCGTGCTTGTTCCTGTGAACTTAGCTATATAGTTAGTAGTACCTGTTCCTGTTACGGGGTTAGTTAAAGTATTTTGCTTATTGTTAAAAGTAGTCCAATCTGCACTTGAAAGCGCACCACGATTCGTTGCACTTGCAGTAGGTACGTTTAAAGTAATTACAGGAGTTGTTGTGCTATTTGCAACAGTTGAAGTAATATCAGTTCCCGTTGTTCCTATTGTTAAAGCAGCTACGGAAGTAACAGTTCCACCCGTTAATTGACTTACAAGTGCTAAAGTGCCGTTTGAGTTAGGCATACTATAAGTCCTTGCCGTATCGCTTGTAATTGTTGAAGTATCAAAAACAAAAGCTCTTGATGTTGTATTTTGGTCTATATAAAAAACAAAGCCTGTTGTACTTGATGCTCCTATGGTACTATATCCAAGACCTGCTGCGGTAACTCCACTACCTTGCTGAAAATTAATTGTATTACCAGTTCCAGCAGTAGCATTTATTTTTAGTCCACGCATAGAAACAAAGCTTCCGTCATCTTCAATTACACTATTACCTAAAACGTTAGTAGCAGTAAATTTAGGTATTGCATTTATATTCCCACTTCCTGTAATTGGTGTACCGCCTAAGATAGTAGATATACTTTTATTTTTCCAAAGGTTAGTAGCTGATTCCCAAAATAGCCCGTCATTGTTTGTAGGTGTTTGAGCAGCTACATTATGAAGCTCGTCTAATTCATATCCGTTCTGTATCTTAACTTCTATAATACCTTGCGTTGGGTGTGAACGTACAATTATACCTACATAAACTAAGTGTGCAGGTGCGTATTGTTTTGTGCTTGTATAAGCACCAGCAGTTGTAGAACTTAAATATAATTGAGTGCCTACGCTAAAAGCCTGAGTATCTATATCCGCTAATCTACCTGCAACAACTACAAAACCATTATTGTTGTTTGTAATGTCAGCTTGCACTATTCCGTAAGTTTGTGCGCTTGTACTATCGCCACTCGCTAAAGCCTTAGTAACTGTTGGCAAGTTACCTTGACCGCCATTGATATATACTACTGTCCCTTTTGTTAAAGTCGAACCTGTGCTATTGTAAACCTCAGTAATTAAGTTTTTAGCTTGGTCGATTGTATTAGGGAAAGTTGCAAGTGTACCATCTCCTTTAATGTATTGCGCTCCCGTACCTGCAAAAGCAAAAGCTAAAGTTCCCGATGTTGTTACAGGACTTCCACTAATTGTAACACTATCGCCCGTAATAGATGCAGCTACGCTTGTTACAGTACCCACCGCACCGCTTGAACGCTGCCAAATAGAACCGCTATAAATAACATAATCGCCTACCGCAAAAGTCAAAGGACCTGCACCAAAATTCACAGTTCCCGCTACGTTACAAATATAAACATCGCCCGTATCTCCCGTACCATTCGCAAGTGTTGGTGTGTTAGTCGCTGCATTCCAAGTTCCCTTGTATTCCATAATAGAACTCGGTAGCTGACTGATAGGTACTTTACCGCCACTATCCAAAGAAGCATAACCATTTGCGTTACCTTTCTCGCTTCTTAATTGGTATGTATCTAAAAGTGCTTGAGAAGGGAATACTTCAGTATAAGCAGAGCCACTCCACAAATAAAGTTTTTGCGTGTCTTTAGCGCAATAAATTACGTTAATATCGCCCGTTGCAGGGAAGGCAGCAAAGTTATCATAAAACGAAACTGCACCGCTAAAAATAGCTCCTAATTGCGCAATAGTAATCTTCTTACTTACTCCACTAATCGGGTCGCCTATAATAGTTAAATCGGTACTCGCAGGTGCTAACTCAGTAGCTAATTGGTTAATTTTTTTGCCTATCATTCTGTATAATTATAGATGCTCGGTACTTGGCATCTGTCGTTTAAGTAAGGTAATTCCATTGTAATGTCTATCTTAACTCCTGCAAGATAGTCAGGGTCGCTTTCAGTAAAGTAAGTCAAAGGAGCAGTATCGCCAATATCCCAAATAGCTTTAGGGTATCTAAGCTGCGCCACAATATCTTGACCTACTAAAGTCATATCACTTAGCACTTCGGTTTCGTTTGTTTCTTCCATTAACATTCTGTCCATAAAATAAAGGCTAAAATTATGCGTGATATTTTTAGCGTTTATAGTCGCACCAGTTAATGTAAAGAACATAGCAGGGTAAGTTACCTCTCCGTTGCTTAAACGCTCCCACACATCGCCAAAGTAAACAAAGTTAATTTGTTCGTGGTCGTTTCCGAGTGTCGTTATTTGCTTTACTACTTGGTTGAGGGTTAGGCTCATTCTTAATTTTTTCTAAATAAACACGAAGTTTATTTTGGTTTTTAATTGTTGTTACTTTACTCATAATTAGCAATCACTACAACCTCTGTTACCTTGATAAAGTTCCTCGAAGCTTTTACCTGCGCAGCAATCAAAATCGCCTAACCAAATGCTCGTTGTGTAAGCATCGTTCTCAGGGTGTATTGCATCAATGCCACTTCCAGGATTCAAGTACTCAGGGTAAGATGTAGAATATTCTTTTAGGTATTTAATCATTCTTTGCTTGTAAAACTCAGCTCTTGTCTTGTATCTATTAGCTACGTCTATCATATCTTGCATAGAAGGGTTTTCGGTATTCTCGCCACCCTTTCTTAAAAGACCTTTGTTGTAGAACTGATAAGATAAACCCATCGGCAACTCACTAAGTACATAGTGAACCAAAGTGTCTGCTATGTAATTGTCTAACAAGATAACTTCGTTAGCATTTAAATTGTTAGCCGTTATCCCTGCTTGTAGCCTGTTGTAAAGTGCACTTCCTAAAGCTGGTAAGATAAAAATATCTTGTGCGGTCTTGATTTCAGGAAGCACAAGTTTCTCGTCTACGTTAGCGTGTAAGCCAGAGCGGTCTTTAATATTTTGAACCGATATGAATAATGTGTTTAAGCTCATTTCTATTTTCTTTTATTTTCTTCTCACAATATTGCTGCGCCACTCGTGTCTGCAACTTGGTGAATGTGTATTAGTTCCTGGCTTAGTATACCAACCGCCTCGTCTATCCCATACGCTATATCCAAGCCTTGCACTCATTTGCTCTATATCGCTACGAGTATAAAACTTATTAGCAGTTACTAAGTATTTACAAAAAGGTCTGCTTGTATCTAAATCGCCATCATTAAAACCTGCTTTCCATTCGTAAGTGTAACGAATTAAAATCTGCGTAGTTTGAGGCTTTATAGCTTCTACAATTTCTCCAATAGGTGCAGTTAATTGCCTTTCGATAATTACGTTACTATCAATTCCTTTGCCTTGTTTTACTTCGCTTGTCTTAATAAAACCCTTTTCAACTAAAATGTCAATAACACGCTTTACTGCTCCGATGTCTTCTTTTAAAGTGTCAGCAATTACTTCAGGAGTAATACGCTTATCCTTTACAATCAAGTCCAAGATGTTAGATTGTAATTGTGTTACGTCTGCAAACATTTCAAAGTCCGCATCGTCACTAAATCTTGTCTTGCTTTTAAGAACTTCGTAATTGTTTCTATCTTCTCCGAACTCAAAGAAAACTTGAAAATCAGCTTCGCTAAATTCTAAATCTTCAGCACCTAACCAAGTAGCTACTTCTTCGTCGCTTAAAGCATAACCACCCTTAAGCATTGAACTTGCTTGTTCTCTTGTAATCTTACCCTTATTAAAATCACGGATTATACGCTGCATATTTTGCCACTCTCTACCTTTCAATCCCTTGATGTGCTCGTTTACACTTAAAGGACTTGCTGCCATTGGCTGCTCAGTTTCAGCAGGTATGCCGTACTGCGTAGGGTCAATACCAAGCTTCTCTAATATCCATTCTTTAGGTGCTACTTCTTTAATAACACTTTCGCTAAACTCAATACCAATCGGGTCGGTAGGTTGTAGCTTTAAATCTTCTGTTACACCTGCATAACCGCCAAGCATATTAAATACACCTTCAAGTTGCATTTGCTTGTAACGTACATAAGTATTATTAAAGATTTCGTAGCTATCTCTTAATTGTTGTCTGCTTCCTAATTGACCAGGAGTTGAAATACCAAAAAGGTCAGGGCTTGTAATTTGATGTCCGCTAAAAATATTAGTTTGAATCAATTCGTCTACTCTACCAAAATCTTCTTTAGTTAAATCACTCGCACCTAAATCGTCTACAATAGGCTTACGAGTTGCATCGTTTACAAAAGCAAGTAAATACTTTTTGCCATCTGCACCTGTGTACATATTGTCGAACTGTCTACTTACTGCACGTTTCTCGTCAGGACTTGGTTCTCCGTTTGGTAAAGTAATAAGTTTACTTGCAGAAAACCCTGTTTGAGCATTACCTAAAACGTGCTTACTTACTTCAACATCACTTTCAATATAGTTAAGCGCACCAAAATAACCAGGAAGGCTATAAACATTCATTCCAGGTCTGTACTCTTTTACATAAAGTATCTGTACACCGATAGGATTTTTAGGGTTAAACGCTGCGTAAACTTCAGCCTTTTCTTGATTGCGTGTAGCCTTCCAATCTTCTTTATACCAGAACTGCGTATTGTCTTTGTTAGTTCTAATCTTAGTATAATCACAATGCCATAATTCAGCAATCTGCTCACCCATTACGGACCAAATAACTTGGATATAAGCACCGCCAAATAGTTCTAAATCTAAAGCTACCTTCTTTGTTAGGTCGTTAAGCGTTTCGTCTCTATTAACTTGCTTAACAATAGGCTGCTCACCTGCCCAACCATTACCTACAATGTAGTTCACTTTGCCTCTTACGATAGCATTGTGCTTAGCTGACTTGTTAAAAAGGTCTAATAGGTACTGCGGATAGTCATTGTTTTGACCATACTGCATATAACCTTCGCCTTTCTTTTCTTTATATTCTGGTTGCTTTGCTTCCGCAAATGTCAATACTTGTATTTCCATTATTGTCTAATTGTGAATGTTCTTGTTGTTTCGAACTCTGTGAATGAGATAGTAGTTCCTGAAAGCTCCATAATGCCTGTTTCAAGCAGGTTTAAGCCTGTTGGATTAAGGTTTGATGGACTTGCTTGTTCGTAAACTGAGTAGGTATATTGCCCGTTTAAACTCGTATTAAAGTGGCTATTGACTACAATAGTAAATTCGTTGTAACGCTCTTTGTATGCGCTTATATCCGTATTGTTTAGCTTAACAAACTTAACATCGGTATTTGTACTTCTATTCTCGAAAATGAATAAATAGTTAGGACTTGTAAGCGTCTGCTTTTCGGTAAGCGTTAAAATGATATTTTGGGTTTGCCCTTTCGTTAATTGTATCATCAACTATAAATATACTAAGAGGCAAAACTTTGCAAAATAAAAAACCCCCGCCAAATTAATGACGAGGGCATCTATATACAAAACCAAAACAACCTAAGAACCTGCAGTTGTAAGCTGACCTGCAACAGTAGAGTTTACCTCTGGAGCAAGAGCTGCTTCTGCACCTGTGAAGGTCAAAGTGTAACCACTTCTATCACCTTCAGCCGTACCTGTACCTGCGCTACCGCCTGTAAGGTCTAAGCCTCTTGTTTTACCTAAGTACCAATATTTGCCATTGTTATCTTTGGCAACTGCTACTAAAGTGTTTTGAGCCAACAACAAGATTTCGTTTCTTGTGTTCGCCTGTAATTTGTTTAATACGATAGTCAATTCAGGAGCGTAGAAGATAGTTCCGTTTTGTACGTTTGCATTAACATTCTCAACTAATTGAGAAGTGCCTTTTACAAGTTCGTACTTAAAGAACTTCTTACCAGATGATTTTACTAAAGCAGTTATTACACCACTTGCTTCTGTTGTAGAAGTAACATCTGCGGCTGCCATAAAATAAACTTCGGTTATACCACCTAAACTGTCTTTGCAGTCAAGAGTATAATTTTGAGTTAAAGCACAAGCCATTGTTATTGAATTAAATTAGTTTGAAAAAATGGGTAGGTGTATTTCAACCTACCCTATAAATTATGCAAGGATAAACTTCACTACTTCATCAGGAAAGGCAATGTTTACACCCATTTTGAACTCAGATACGAAACGTACTTGGTCAGCTTCTTTTGCATAGAAGATTTCAAACTTCTCTTCCTCGTTTAATAAGTCAGTACCTAAGAACATATTGCTTAAACGCATAGCGTAAACTTTGTTAGTTCCGTTAAGACCTGCAACTGCAATTACTTTAATTGTAGTACCTGGTAATACAAACTCGCTATCAGCTTTAACATCAATTTGGTAATTGAAAGAACCGCTATTTTTAAGAGCAACAGTGTAAGTTCTAAATAAATCTTGACCGCAGAAGATAGTCATATCGTCAGCAGCTACAACTTTAGCAGGGATTGCTTGGTAAACACCATCAAAGATAGAGATTACGTTAGCAGCAGTAATAGAGCTTAAAGGAGCACCACTAATAAAAGTAGAAGCGTTTGCAGCAACAACACCTGAAGCAGCACCGATTAACTTAACAAGACCATCGAACTTGTTTAAGTTAACGTTTACACTTGAAGTATCGCCAGTCCATAGCGCAGTTTCTAATTGTGCAGCGATTGTCTTAGCTTTCTTTTCAGAATATTCTTGCTCGAAAGGTACGCTATCGTACATAGAGCCAGTAGGTAAAGCTTTTTGTAAATACTTAGCTTCTAAATCTTTAGGACATAAAGCTTCGTTTACTTTAATTTTACCAGGAGTTACAGT